CACCGTCCACGACTTCCACCGGGCGCTCGTTGAGGCCGGAGTCGTACGGGATGGCGAGAGCATCCGCCGGATCGTCATCGACGCGCAGGTCAACAGCGGCGTCATCATCCACGTCGAGCGTTTCGGTGACGAGCGGCTCCTCAACGTCGTCCGCACGCTGGAAGGCATCGAGGTCCGCGAAGAGCGGCGGTCCACCGATGGGTGAGGCGAAACGCCGCCGCGAACGCGAAGCAGCCCAGGCAGGCGCGGCAGCACGCCGGCCGAAGGTCGCAATCGGCTACGTGCACGGCGACGAGATGGCGCACTCCTTCGTCGATTCACTCAACGCCCTGGTCGCCTTCGACCAGCGCAACGCCCAGCTAACCGTGCACGAGCACGGCCGGATTTCGGTACGTGGCGGCACGGACGGCCTGGTCGCGGCGCGCAACATGATCGCCGCCCAGGTGGTCGACTCGGACGTCGACTGGCTGCTATGGATCGACTCGGACATGGGCTTCGCACCGGACACCCTGTACCGACTCCTTGAGGTCGCGGACCCGGACGAGCGGCCGGTCGTCGGGGCGTTGTGCTTCGCGGCCCGCCAGTTCGCCCACGACGGGATGTCCGGCTTCCGCAGTACCCCATTGCCAACGATCTACGACTGGGCCGAGGTCGACGGGGAGCGGCGGTTCGTCTCATCGCCGCTGTACCCGGTCGACTCGCTGGTCGGCTGCAAGGCCACCGGTTCCGCCTGCGTCATGATCCACCGCTCGGTGTTCGAGAAGATCGAGGCCGATAAGGGCCGGTCCTGGTACGACCGGCTCCGCGGTACGGACGGTTCCCTGCTCGGCGAGGACATCTCGTTTTGCGTCCGCGCCGGCGCCGTGGACGCCGCCATCCACGTACACACCGGGGTCCGGACCACTCACCTGAAACCGATGTGGCTGGGGGAGACCGACCACTGGATGCGGTACGTACCGCCACCAGCCACCGAGCCGGTAGCGGTCATCGTGCCGGTCCTGCGGCGACCGCAGAACGCCGAGCCATTCATGACCTCGCTACGGGCGAGTACCGGTCTGGCCACCGTGTACGCCTTGATTGACAACGAGGACGACGAGACGAGGGAGGAGTGGCGCGAGGCGGGTGCGGTCATCCTCCAAACGGGCCGCGCGCTGGGCACCTTCGCGGAGAAGGTCAACCAGGGCTACCTGTGCGCAGCCAATGCTCAGATGCCCTGGCTGTTCATGGTCGGCGATGACGTGCGGTTCCGGCCGGGCTGGCTCGACCACGCCCAACACGTCGCTACCGCGTTCAATGCGGACGTGGTCGGCACGAACGACCTCGCCAACCCGCGGGTACTCGCCGGCGAACATGCCACGCACCTGCTCATCCGAAGGTCCTACGTCGACGAGCGGGGGGCATCCTGGGACGGCCCGGGCGTCGTGTGCCACGAGGGCTACCGGCACTGGTTTGTCGACGACGAGATCGTCACCGCAGCGAAGCAGCGCGGCGTGTGGCAGATGGCGCTCGGCTCGATCGTCGAGCACCTGCACCCGATCTTCGGGAAGGCCGAGGACGACGAGGTGTACCGGCTGGGCCAGTCGTTCGCGGAGCAGGACCAGAAGACGTTCGAGGAACGGCTGGTCAAGTACGCCGGTGGTGACGCGTGAGCCGGGTCATGGTGACCGGCGGTCATGGTCATCGGCCAGCAGGTCTGCCGTGAACTCGAAGCCCGCGGGCATCAGACGCTCACCCTCGACCTGCCGTACGGCGACGTCCGGGCACTGACCTCGATCGGTGAGGTCGCGGCGGTCATCCACCTCGCCGGGATGCTCGGTACTCACGAACTGTTCGACGCGGTACACCTCGCGATCGACGTCAACGTGCAAGGCACCGCGAACGTCCTGGAAGCGGCAAGGAAAGCCAAGGCCCGCTACGTCGGAATCTCGATGCCGCCGGTCTTCCCCAGCGTGTACACCGCGACCAAGCTCGCCGCCGTCGGCCTGGAGCGCGCCTACCACCACACTCACGGCCTGCCGGTATCCCGGGTACGGGCATTCAACGCCTACGGGACCGGTCAGAAGCACGGGCCGGGCCATCCGCAGAAGATCGTCCCGACGTTCGCGACCGAGGCATGGGCCGGCCGGCCGATTCCGATCTGGGGCGACGGCGAGCAGACCGTCGACCTGGTCCACGTCGACCAGCTCGCCCGGATGCTCGTCGACGCCCTCGACCACGGCGACGACGTCACCTTCGACGGCGGTACCGGAGAAGCGTTCTCGGTCAACGAGGTAGCCAAGATGGTGCTCCAGGTCACCGGCTCCCCGGCCGGGGTGGAGTACCTACCGATGCGCCGCGGCGAGATCCCCACACAGATCGTCGCCACCGGTGAAGGCTGGGAAAGGCTGGACTGGCGGCCCCGCTTCGACGAGCAGCGGTTCGCCGAAACGGTGGAGGCGTACCGGTGAAGATCGCCATCATTTCCTCGGTGTACGGCGGGTACGACCAGCCCGCGCCCATGCCGGAACAGGACGTCGAGTCCGAGCGGGTGCTGGTTGCGGACCGGCCCTACGACGACTGGCTCGGCCGGGTCGTGGTCGAGCCCCGCCCGCAGCTACATCCCCGGCTCGCGGCGAAGGTCGCGAAGTGCCGGCCCGACCTGTACGCCGACGCGGACGCCTACATCTGGGTCGATGCTTCGTTCCAGGTGACCACGCCCGACTTCGCGTCCTGGGCTGTGTCGCACCTGCAGCAGGGGCTGATCGCGCAGATCGTGCACCCGGCCCGCACCCGCATCCGTGACGAGGCCGAAGTCTCGGCGCACATGACGAAGTACGCCGGCCTGCCCGTGCGCGAGCAGGCAGCCCACTACATCGCACAGGGATACCCGGACGGCTGGGGCCTGTGGGCAACCGGCCTGATCGTCTACCGAGGCGGCTCCGTGATGCGCGAGTTCGGCGACGTGTGGCTGCGCGAGCAGCTTCGCTGGACCTACCAGGACCAGCTCTCCGAAGCACCAGTGCTGCACGCCCTCGGGTTGAAGCCGGTCCCGATCGGCGGCGACCTGTACCGCAGCGGCCGGTTCGTGATCCGCAACCACCGGGACGAGTCGTGAGCGCCCTCACCGAGGAGTACGGGGCCCGTGCCTCGGTCTGGTCGGACATCCAGGACTGGCTACCGACCCTGCATGAGACGGTCCTCGGCTACCCGTCGGCGACCGTCCTCGAACTGGGGGTGCGGCGGGGGAACTCGACCGCCGCGTTCCTCGCCGCTGTCGAGCAGGTCGACGGTCACCTGTGGTCAGTCGACGTCCGTACCCCCGCGGTACCGCCGCTGTTCTGGCAGTCCGGCCGGTGGACCTGCCGCATCGGCGATGACTGCGACCCTGTCATCGCCGACGCCCTACCCGCCGAGGTCGACGTCCTGTTCATCGACACCTCGCACCACTACGACCACACCCTCGCCGAACTGCGGCTGTACATGCCACGGGTGAAGCCCGGCGGCACGGTGCTGATGCACGACACCGAACTGGAACAGCCGGAGGGCTGGACCGGCGAAGCGTTCCCGGTCGCCCGCGCGATCGACACCTACTGCGCCGAGGCCAGGCTGACCTGGGACAACCGGCCGGGCTGCTTCGGGCTCGGCGTGCTGAAAGTCCCGACCGTGGCAGCGAAGGAGGTCCCATGACCGCCGCGCCGATCGAAGAGGTACCCGAGCCGATCGTGAACCGCTACGAGTTCACGATCATCGCCGAGGCCGAGGTCATCAAGGCCGCACCGGCCGAACTTGAGGAAGATGAGGCTGCGGCATGACCGTTGGGCTATCCGCCGTCAACACGGCCAACGCGTGGCTGAACGTGCTGCGCGGCACCTCCGCAGCGACATTCACCGCGGTGACGACGCTGTTCTGCAAGCTGCACACCGGTGACCCGGGCGCGTCAGGCACTGCGAACGCGTCGTCGGTGACGACCCGGCCTGCGCTGAACTTCGCCGCCGCCTCGGCCGGCTCGCAGTCCGCGAACGGCACCCTGCCCTCGTGGGCGACATGGGCCGGCACCAACGGCGAGGTCGTGACCCACATCTCCGTGTGGGACTCCTCGACGGCCGGGAACTTCTACTACTCCGCCGCCCTGAGCGCGTCGAAGACCGTCAACACCGGCGACACGTTGAACCTGACGTCGCTGACGGTGGCGCTTACCCCGATCGCGGCCTGACCGTGACCGTTCTCGACGCGACAAACCGGCTGCGCACCGCGGCGCAGGCCATGCGCGGGGCAACGTTCGGGGCGTTCGCCGGCATGACGAAAGCGGACGTCCGGGCGGCCGTCAACGCGTGCGACGACTTCATCGACACCAACGCCGCCGCGTTCAACACCGCCCTGCCCACTGCGGCCCGCACTAACCTCACGGCACAGCAGAAGCTCCTGCTGTTCTGCTACGTGGCGATGCGGCGGGCCGGGCTCCTCCACGCCGAAGAGGACGGCTGATGGCATCCGGGAACACGTTGCTGATCTTCAGGCCGCTCGACAACGAGCCGCCGTCGGCGAACTACGCCACCCTTGACCTGCGCAACGGGCACCCAGTCCTCAACTTCGACACCACCACCCAGGAAACGGCGATCTTCACCGGTGTCCTGCCCCGCACCTACGCCGGCGGCGGGATCACCGTGTATGTGCACTGGGCCGCGGCCACGGCGACCAGCGGAACGATCGGCTGGGATGTCACGTTCGAGCGGATCGGCACCGCGCAGGACACCGACTCCGACGGGTTCGCGACCGCGCAGACCGTCACCGCGGCGACTGTATCCGCGACGTCGGGTATCGCGTCGATCACCAACGTCGCCGTCGCCGACGGGTCGACAGGTACCGACTCGATGACGGTCGGTGAGGCGTTCCGGGTACGGATCCGCCGCGACGTCGCCAACGACACGGCGACGGGCGACGCCCAGCTCCTGGCGGTCGAACTCAAGGAGACGTGACGTGGCCCGGGGTCTCAGCGGCTCCGGCCAGTACTTGTCCAGAGCCGATCAGACCGAGCTGCGGGTGGCATTCCCGCTCGCGGTGTCCTGCTGGTTCAAAGGCTCAGCGCAGGGAAACTTCAAGTACATCGTCTCCAAGCTGTTGTTGGCCGGCGAGCACCCCAGCTACGGATTCGCGTCCGACGTCGGCGGGGACCTGCGTTTCCACATCGGCTGGGGCGCCACCGCGGGCAATGAGACCGCGAGCCCGTTCGTGGCCTCCGCGACCGTGTTCAACAACGCGTGGAACCATCTCCTCGGCACCTACGACGGCGCGAACGTCCGCCTGTACGTAAACGGCACCGAGGCCGGCACCGGCACCGCGGAGACCAGGGCGGTTGCCTACGCGGCCCTGCCGCTGTACGTGGGCTCCTTCGACGGTACCCAGCTCTACGCGACCGGCTCGATCGCCGAACTGGCGTTGTTCAACGCCGTCCCGGACGCCGGGGAACGCGCGGCTCTCGTCGACGGCTACGCACCGATCGTGGTCAGGCCCAGCGCGGTCGTCGGCTACTGGCCGCTGATCGGCCAGTACAGCCCGGAGATCGACATCCGGCAGGGCCTGGCCCTGACCGTCACGTCGGCGACCCAGGCCGACCACTGCCGGGTAGTCCAGCACGTCAGAGCACTGTGGGTACCACCGCCGACATCCGGGGCGGCGACCCAGAACGCCGATGCGACCCTCACCGCGACCTCGACCATCACTCCGGTGGCAGCGAGCACCAAGCCGGTCGATGCCACCCTGACCGCCGCGGCCACGCTCACCGCGGCTGCGGCCAGCACCAAACCCGTCGACGCGGCCCTGACTGGCACGGTCACAATCACACCCGCCGCAGCCAGCACCAAACCCGTCGACGCCGCGCTCACAGCCACCGCGACGGCAACTCCGGTGGCGGCGTCAACGAAGCCCGTCGACGCGGCGCTGACGGCCACGGCAACGATCACCGCCGCCGCGTCGATCGGTTCCACGACCCAGAGCGCCGACGCGAACCTGGCGGTAACCGCCGCGATCAGCCCGGCCGCGGCGAGCAGCAAGCCGATCGACGCATCCCTGACCGCGACCGCCGCCGCCGCGACGGCGGCGGCCAGCACGAAGCCGGTCATCGATGGCCTCGCCGGCATCGCCACCATCACGGCGGCCGCGGCCAGCACGAAACCCGCCACGGCGACTCTGACCGCGACGGCAACCATCACCGCCACCGCGACCGTCGGGGGCGCGTCAGTCAACGCCACCGGGGCAGCCACCGTCACGGCAGGCACAACGTCCACCGCGAGCGTGACCGCCGTGGCCACGTCCACCCCGACCGTCTCCGATGGGTAGGTGAGTTGTGGGCGCGACCGTCTTCTTTGCCTCGACAAACGAGCTCGCCACATTGACCAATACGTTCAAGGTCGCGACTGTGGCGACTGATCCGACGACGGTCACCCTGGAGGTCACCGACCCAACCGGCGCGGTCACCACCTACACCTACGCCGGCGCCACCATCACCAAGACGTCGACCGGCGTCTACACCAAGGACGTCGCCTGCCCGACCGCCGGCGACTGGCAGTACATCTGGACCGGCACCGGCACCGCCTCCGATGTCGTGGCCGGCACCTGGACGGTGCAGGAGACCGCGGTCGGGAAGCTGTACGCCACTGTCGAGGCACTGAAATCGCGAGTCGGCATCTCGGATGCTGTTGATGACTACGAGTTGCACGAGGCGTGTTTCTCGGCCTCCCGCAGCATCGAGTGGGCCTGTGACAGGCACTTCTGGCGCACCGCCACCGGTACGGCGAGGACCGTCGAACCGACCGGGATGCACGAGCTGAAGCTGCCCGCCTTCCATGACCTGGTGTCGGTGTCGACGTTCGCCACCGACGCCTCCGGTGACGGTGTCTTCGAGACGACCTGGACCGCGGCGGACTACCAACTGTTGCCGCACAACCCGGCGGCGGCCCCCGAGCAGCTTCCGTACACGAAGGTCAAGGCGATCGGATCGCGGACATTCCCGGTCGTCTACTGTCCGTCGACGACCCGCGATGACCGGGTGCAGATCACCGGCGTGTGGGGCTGGCCGGCCGTCCCGAAGGGCATCAAACAGGCGACGCTGATCCTCGCCGAGGAGCTGTTCAAGCTCAAGGACGCCCCGTTCGGGGTGGCCGGTTTCGGTGACCTCGGCGTGGTCCGGATTCGGGAGAATCCCAAGGTCGCCGCGATGATAGGCCCCTACCGCCGCAACCGGATCCTGGTCGGCTGATGGCCTTCTCGATCCCCGCGATCCGCGACGCCATCAAGACCCAGTTACAGACCATCTCCGGGCTGCGCGGCTACGACACCATGTCCACGGTCGTCAACGTGCCCGCCGCGGTGGTGAATCCCGGCTCGCCGCTGGTCATCTACGACCAGGCGTTCGACGGCACCGACAAGCTGAACTTCGTGGTCATCGTCCTGGTCGGCAAGGCCAACGACCGGGCCGCGCAGGATGCCCTCGACGCCTACCTGACCAACGCCGGGCCGAGTTCCGTGAAAGCGGCGATCGAGGGCACTCTCGGCGGCCTTGTCGTCGACTGCACGGTCACCACGGCCACCAACTACGGCGTCTACACGGTGGGCACCGTCGACTACCTCGGTGTGCGGTTCAACGTCGAGGTGTTGCCGACGTGAGGTTCCTTGTAGCCCACCCCGGACCACACTTCAGCGTTGCCGACGTGCACGCCGGCTGGGTCGAGGCGCTTACCGCGGCCGGCCAGCATGTCCGGGAGTTCCCGCTCGACGCGACCCTGACCTTCTACAGCGAGGTGCTGCTACCGGTCGAGGGCGAGGAGGGCAAGTTCAAGAAGGCGCTGACCTCGGAGAAGGCCATCGAGATGGCCGTCGACCGGCTGTACGCGTCGATCCTGAAGATCCGGCCTCATGTCCTGTTGGTGATCAGCGCGTTCTTCACTCCGCCGGAACTGCTGGAGATCGCCCGCGCGGCCGGGGTGCGGGTGGTCCTCGTCCACACCGAATCCCCATACGAGGACGACCGGCAGCTTGCGCTCGCCGCGCACGCGGACCTGAACATCGTCAACGACCCGACGAACCTGGAGGCGTTCCAGGAACTCGCGCCGACCGACTACTTCCCGCACGCCTACCGGCCCTCGATCCACCGTCCCGGCCCGGCCGATCCGAAGCTGGTCTGCGACTTCGGGTTCGTGGGGACCGGCTTCCCGTCGCGGGTGGCGTTCTTTGAGTCGATGAACCTCGACGGCCTGGACGTGGCCCTGGCCGGTAATTGGAAACTGCTCGACGAGGGCTCGCCGCTACTCAAATTCGTGGCCAACGACCTCGAAGAGTGTCTCGACAACACCGACGCGGCCCGGCTGTACCGATCTGCGCGGGTCGGCCTGAACCTCTACCGGCGAGAGGCCCAGGCCGAGCACCTGGTGATCGGCTGGGCATGTGGCCCGCGCGAGATCGAAATGGCCGCCTGCGGCCTGCCGTTCGTCCGCGATCCGCGCCCGGAGAGCGACGGGCTGTTCCCGTTCCTGCCGACCTTCGCCACCCCGGCCGAGGCGTCGGAGCAGGTCCGCTGGCTTCTCGACCACGACGGCTCCCGCCAGGCTGCCGCCGACAAGGCCCGGGCGGCAGTTGCTGACCGGACGTTCGATGCCCATGCCGCGCGGCTGTTGCGGCTGCTCGATAAGGAGTGATTTGAGTGGCACGTTTGCATGGCCGCAACGGCAGGGTCTACATGGCGCTCGCCTCCGGCGGAACCGCTGAGCCGCTGAACTTCCAGGCGAAATGGTCGATCAACTTCGCGACCGACAAGGACGAGGTGACCGCGCTCGGCGACGCGAACAAGGTCTACGTCGGAGGCCTGCCGGACGCGTCCGGCGACTTCTCCGGCTACTACGACGACGCGACCGTCCAGACCTACACGGCCGCTACTGACGGCGTGGCCCGCAAGTTCTACCTGTACCCGTCGACGAACAACACCGCGCAGTACTTCTTCGGCACGATCCTGCCCGACATCAAGATTGATGGTGATGTCGCTTCCGCGATCAAGGTCGCCGCCTCGTGGAACGCCGCCTCGACCGTCGCGAAGGTCGGCTGAGTGTCCGGAGTCGCGGGAGCCGACCGGCTCCGCAAGGACGCCGTGGTGTTCCGGGACCTGCTGGTCAAGAAGATCAACGATCAGGTGGAGGAGTCCGTCGACTCGCCGGTCGCGAAGTTTCGCGGCGCGGTCGATGCTTCCATCGGCGCGAAATTCCCGACCGGCTACAGCGGCACCTTCGATTCCGCCTGGAACATCCTTGTCACCAAGGCCCGCGGCGCCGGTCTGCGAATCCGGCTGCGTGGCACCGCGCACGGCCGGTCGAAGATACGTGACTCGGCCGCCCTCAACCGCGGTGTGCTTAGACACAAGACGTGGGGCCGGCTGCCCTGGCATTCGCAGGCCATCCCACCGCGATTCTGGGACGAGCCCGCCGACGAGTTGGTCGACGAGGTCCGCAACTCGCTGGAGGAGGCCGTCGCGAAGGCGGCGAAGGAAATCGAGGCGAGCCTATGACCACGGCGAACATTTACGTGTGTCTGTCGGAGTCCGACCAGAAGAAGTTCGGCTGCTCCGACCGAATGCGCCTCGACCTGCGCGACACCACCGCACGGGAGCAGGCGACGCTACAGCGGGCGTTCGGCTACCACGAACTCCAGGACCTCTCCGACGCGCTGCGGGACATGTTCGACGTCGACGGCGATGGAAAGGTCACCAGAGTCCGCAAGGACACGGACCTGTACCTGGCCTTCACCTGGCTGGCGCTGCGCCACAACGGCCATCTGGACGCCCGCCACGGCGACGAAATGCTCGCCGAGCTCGCCGACATGGACTTTCAGATCGCCTGGGCACAACTCGACTTCGACGTTGACGCCGAGGGAAAAGACGAAAGCTCCACCCCGACCGAGATATCGACGTCCTGATCCGCCGCTACACCCCGGCGATCCTGCAGGTGTTCCCGTCGATCCGCTGGGATGAGATCCCGCACCTTCCGTACGGCCTGTTCGTGTCGCTGATGGACATCATCGATGAGCGGTCGGGGGGTGAGGAGTAATGCCCGCCGACGTCAATCTGAACATCGACATCTCCAAGAAGGGGTCGGGCGACAAGGAGGCCGCGGCCGGCCTGGAGTTGGTGGCGAAGGCCGCCGACAACGCCGGAGACGAACTAGCCCAACTTGACCGCAAACTGTTGGAGACCCGCGCGGCAATGGTGGCCGCCGGCCGGACGTTCGCTGAAACCGGCGACATTTCACCGCTCAAGTCGCTGATCAAGGACGAGCGGCAGCTTGTCAGCGTGCAGAAGGCGATCAGTCGTGGCGCCGACGCGATCGCGAAAGACCTGACCAACGCGGGTGATCAGGGCGGGAAAGGCTTCTTCGCCCGCTTCGGGGAGCAGGTCTCCGGCGGATTCGACTCGCTGTCCGGGACAGCACCGACCGGGCTGATCCAATGGGTGGCGGCCGCTGGCGTGGTGGCCGCGCCAGCCTTGCTGGCCGCGATCAACGGCGCGCTCCTCGCGGGCGTCGGCTCCATCGGCATCGGCGCCGGGATAGCCGCGCAGGCCCGCGACCCGCAGATCCAGGCCGCGTACAAGGCGCTCGGCCACGACATCATGGCCGACCTGACCGTGGCCACCAGCGACTTCAAGATGCCGCTGCTCCGCCTGGCGCAGGACTTCCGTGCCGACTGGCAGTCGGTGCTGCCAGGGCTGAAGTCGGACTGGGACGCGCTTGCCCCGTCGGTGGAACGTTTCGGTGAGGGCGTTGCCGGGCTCGCTACCCACACGATGCCCGGCTTCAACGCCGCGATTCAGGCATCCGTGCCGATCATCAACATGATCGGCGACGAGTTGCCGCACATCGGTGACGCGCTCAGCTCGTTCTTCCAGTCGATCGCCGCGGGTGGTGAGGGCGGCAAGAAGGCCCTCCAGGATCTGATCTTCGTCATCGAGGCGACGATCACCTGGACCGGCAAGATGATCGAGATCGGCGGCAAGGCGTTCGACTGGCTGGACAAGCTGCAGCTCCTCGGTCCGCTGGTCATACTCATGGATCACGCCAGCGAATCGACCGGCAGGGCGCAGAAGAGCCTCGCCGATTACAACGCCGAGGGCAACAGGGCCCACCAGGCGCTCGCCGGCATGGCCGGGGAGGTAGCCCTTACTACCGAGCAGTTCGGACAGCAGGTCGCCGCGATCGACAGGGTTCTCGGCGCGACCCTCGGTCTGGACCGGGCCAACCTCGGCACCGCCGAGTCGCTGTCGCGGATCACCGCCGCAGTGAAGGATAACGGCCACGAGCTGGACATAAACACGGCAAAAGGTCAGGCCAACCGCGAAGCAATCCTCGGTTCCGTGCAGGCCAACATCGCCCAGTACGACGCGATGATCCGGTCTGGTGCTGGCGCCGACGAGGCCGCCGCGGCCTATGACCAGAACACCGCGGCGCTGGACAAGCAGCTCCACAAGGCCGGCTTCACGCAGGGCGCGATCGACGGTCTGATCGGCAAATACCGGTCGGTGCCCGCCAACGTCGACACCGACATCGCCATGCACGGCCTCCAGGCCGCGATCCAGGGCCTCGACGACACCCTCCGGCGGCTCAACGGCCTACCGACACGCCGGGACATCTACGTAACGACGCACTTCTCCAGCGTCGGCACCCTATCGACGAGCCCGGACCGGGTCCTGGAGAACGCAGCGACCCACGCGAAGGGCGGCATCTTCGCCGCCGCCACCGGCGCGATGATCGCCAACTCGCCGACGGTGCTGTTCGGCGAGCGCCAGACCGGTGTCGAGGCGTTCATCCCGAAGCTAGGAATCCCCGACGCCCAGGGCCTCGCCTACGCCAACACCGCGGCGTCCTGGCATGGCGGGCATGTCGTGGCCGACCGGGCCGGCTGGGGTGGTGCTGGCGCGGGGACCACGTCGAACCGAACCGCCGTCTACAACACCACCGTCAATGTTCCACCGAACGCAGACCTCGCCGCGGTCGGCGCGGCGACTGTCGCCGCACTCAAGCAGTACGAGACGTACAACGGCACCGGCTGGCGGGACACCTGATGTCGGTCGCCTGGCGCGACGGGCTGACCCTCACCATCGAAGGTGCCCTGTCGGCGGCAACGGGGGACTACGGGGCGTGGGACTCGGCGGTCTGGGACACCGACACGTGGGGTCCCGACGAGTTGTTCGTGGACCT